CACGATCCCAAGCGTCGTTAGCATCCACACCAAATACGTCAAGAGTGCCAATAGCAAAAACACAAAGATCAATGAGACCATCAACGATTTCTTCAGCATCTCCATTGTTAATTGCAGCCAATGTTTCACTCAATTCCTCCTGACACATAAGTGCACGGAACATAAGATACTTGCGCATCAGTTCCTTATTATCTTTATTTGCTTCAAACCAATCACGCACACCAAATTTATTGTGCATCATCATAATATCATTTGCCCAATCAGACATTTAAAGTACTCCATTGTTTAAGTTTTTCTCGTTTACCACGAGCTGCCATTTTGACTTGTTCTAAATCAATCATGCCATATTCTTCTAAGATCTCAATCATACACATAAGATCTCCTATTTCTAATTCTAACATACTTTTATTCGGTGTCAACCCGAATCTTTGAATTTTAGAACATTCTTTAATTACTTCAGAGCACTCTTCCATTGTAATAGTTAGAAGCTCGACTTTTTCCTGGTTTTGCATTATCATAATTAATCCCACAAATTTTCATAATATTTACCAAATAATCGGAACCCATTGCTCATTCTTTCTTGATGCGCTTTTCGGCCTTCATTATCTGCCCATTCAAAATAACCGCCCATCATGCTGCCATTTTCACTTCGAATATACGGGCCATAATAATCTTCTTCCCAATGATCTCTGCATTTTTGTTCAAAGGCCCAAATCATTTCATCCATAATCCAATCCCAACGATCAAAAAACTTTTCGTCAGTTTCGCCGTTTGACCAAAATGCTTTGCTTTCAGGATCGTTTATTCTCAAATTTTCTGGCACATCAGTCATATCGACATTTGGTGCACCGTGTTTAGTTTCTTTTAATTGTTTTAGCATTGGCAAGATAATCGGTGCAAGAGTGTGATCCATGCTCCAAGTATCATAATTGTGAATTTCAATTTCTTGAACTTGGTCTTCACCGTCTTTGTAAGGTCCTATGTAAACTTTCATCCAAAAAAGTCCTCCAATGTTTGCTGCTTTTCTGCGGTCCAACCAACAGCTTCAAGAATTGCTTCCAATGGACTAAGGAATACTTTTTCAAATTGAAGATCATAGTTGATATACTTGTCAAGTCCAAGTTCTTTTGGCAACACACCAGGAAAAGAGATAATGTTTTCTTTAATTGGATTTGGTACTCGAAGATATACGAACTTGATTTTGTCACCAGATTGAACCTCTTCATACCGAGTATTAAGACCGTTTCGGCGAAGGTAATGATTGTAAAGAATACAGCCACGAACATGCATTGGACAGCCTTTTTTGTATAAGGTTGCTTTACTTTTGTATTTTTCAATGCTATCCGTGCCAGAGTTGCGGCCAACATCTTCGGCTGGTAATCGCTTAAATTCGTCTTTAAATTCTGCAATAAACTTTTGGATAGCCTCTTCACCTTCATTCATGATTACCTTGAATGCTTCTTTGAGTTTATCACGACATACTTCAGGAGTTGAAGATCGAACTGATTCGAGTCCAGTTACTGAAATCTTTGGCACGTCATAGTGAACACCTTCGGAGTTGAGCGTATTCATAATATATCGCTTTTTAGCAATAAAGATAGAACGATCAGTAATCTTTTCTCGTTTCATTACCATCGCATTACGATAAGCACCCATTTTAGAAGCAAGTTCTTCGTAACCTTTTTCGTTTACTTCTTCGATTTTCATTTGACAAACTTTGTCAAGGAACTCCTCACCTTTTTTACGATCAACATCAACAGTGCCGAATGATGCTTTTACAACACCGGACATATCAACATAGATACTGTCGGTATCAATATAGATGATATAGTCTTTGCCATTGGTTTTAAGTAGCTTGTTGAGATACTCGTTAACAGACTTTTGAGCATAACGAATTGAAAGCTGACCAGATGTGGTGATTGCTTCAGCCATATCGTTAATATAGTAGAGGAAGTAAATATTTGCTGTAGCACCATAAAGCGAGTTCATAGCAATCTTGATAGCCATTTGGTTGTTGTGCAACTGAGTTTGTTGAGTCTGTAATTGCTTTTTCTTTACAGGATCATTTTCAACTTCAATAGCTTGCTCAACTTTGAGCATGTCTTGTTTAATCTTTTTACGATTACCATAGTATTCGTCAATGATTTCAGGAATAATACCAAGTTTATCTTTACGGAAGCAGGCACCATTAGCACACACTGCATATTCAGATTGATTTTGATATTTACCATCAAGAACCATTTCCTGAGATACATATTCACGAGTGCTTTCAACATATGTTTCAGGAGATAGATTATATTGCAACATTAAGTGTGGATACAGCGAGTTCAAGTCAAAGGATACAACCCAAGGATGCATGCCAACTTTTGGATCTTTAACATAGCCACCAACAAGTTCGCCTGCTCTTTCACCAGGTCCACCTTTAAGATTTGGAACAACTTTATCTTTCATTAATCGACGATAGATAGTTGTTTCCCAAATTCCTACAGTTCCGAAAGCGTCAGTATAATTAACGCCACCACCATAAGCAACGGTAAGAACGAGAGAAAGAAGTCCAGACTCGTCTTCCATGCGTTGTATAAGTTGAGTATCTTTGAGGTTATAGTCGAGATAGAGTTGTGGATTTTGTTCATAAAGCGCGTTTAGGTTTCCATATTCAGAGTAGTCCAACTTCTTTTCGCCTAGGACTACGTGGGCGATGTGATCGAGCTTGTACGATTCTTGCGGACCATACTTATAACCAAACTTTTTGAAAGCATCCATATAATCAATGATTGAAATGCCAGAAATTTGATATGTCCGTTGGTCCTTACCAAAAAATGTACGAGACTGCGGTCGGATTTGCCCCCAAGGCGAGAACTTCTTTGTTGTTTCTTCACCAAGCAAACGAGTAACTCGAGTAAGAAGATATTGAATATCAAAGTATTCAACGTTCCAACCAGTCACAACGTCAGGATAGTCATAAGTCCAAATATCAATAAACCGGCGAAGCAATGCTTCTTCGGTATCAAATTTCATAAACGAAATATCATCTGGATCAATGCCAGTGATTGTTTGATGTTTGTCAAAATCTTTACGACCAAGTAGATGGTAAGTATCAGATTTAGAGGACTTATAAGCAATAGATGTAATTTCTTTATCTGCAGAATCGATATCAGCGTATCCACCGCTAATATCAACCTCGATATCGAAAGATGCAATATTAATTTTTGTAATATCAAATTGAATATCGTCTGGATATTCTTGTTGAATGAATTGTGTCACATAGTTTTGTGTACCAAAGATTTCAAAGCCATGAACATCTTGATATTGACCAATCCAATCACGAGCTTCTGTCATGCTATTGAATCGTGTTGCACCTAGAGGCACGCCACCAATTAAAGATTTATGAGTGGCATTTTCACGAGCACGAACAAACAATGTCGGCTTGAACTTTACCTTACGCATGAATGGGCGGCCATTTTCATAGCCACGCCATCTGATTTCGTTGATAAAGCGTTCGACGTTGGTATAGAATTTAGACATGGGTATCCTTTTCAATCATAAGACCATAGTATACTAGGAATGAAGAAATGTCAACTAGTTTATGTGGCCATTTCACTGAAGTTCTTAATTTTTTGGAAACGGATATGGCTATGGAACTTTTCACCAAACTGATCTCCTCGGTGGCTAATTACGAAAATATTGTCGTCAGCATTCAGGTTGTGAAGTGTGTCAATCAATGAGTCAATACCTACACCATCTAAAGCGCCATCCAATGTCTCATCAAGGATAAGCAAGTTAGTTGATACTGAGTTACGAAGTTTAGCAACAGTACGCCATGCTAGCATAATAGACAATGTGATGCGAAGCTTTTCACCTTCAGAAAATGAAGCATAAGAAAACGCATCACGGAATCGAGATTTGATTTGTTCATTAAAGTTTTCGTCAAGTTGAAAGTCTACAAACAAATCAAAAGCTGTTAAGTACTTATTAATAAGCTTATTCATAACAGGAATATATTGAGCAATGATACGAGATTTGATGCCACCATCTCGAAGGATTGTTGACACCACGCTAAGAACTTCTTTTGTGTCAAATAAACTTGTTTGACTATTATTTAATTTAGCCATAGCCTCTTTAAGTTTATTAAGCGCGGTTTGGTCAACAGCCTCAACTTCTTCTTCGGCTTTATCGAGTTCTGTTTTAAATGAAACAAGCGCACCTTTAGACATTTTAATATGAGCTCGTCGTTCAGAGATCTCAAGATTTTTTAAAGAAATTTCATCTTCAATACCTGAAATCTCATTTAAACGATTTAAATATCCTTGAGCCTTTTCAGAGCATTGAGCAAGACCATCTTCGAGCTCTTTAATCTTTGCATCTTTTTCAGAAACGACAGATTCTTTAAACTCGTGCTCAATACCTTGTTTACAAGTAGGGCAATTATCATTATCATGATAGAATGCAAGCTCTTTCATAGTTGAGTTTAAATTCATTTGCATTTGCTGAATTAAACTTTGAGCTTTTTCATTCTTTTTCTTTACTTCTCCTTTGTCTGAGATAGTCGATAATAATTTTTCAATACTTTCTTGGCGCGCCTCAATTTCTGTTTTCTCAGTTTCAATCTTCGATATGTGCTCACTCATTTTCTCCTTAATTTTATCAACTTCATCTTGACGAATCTGACGAATTGAAGCATTATG